TAGTCTTTATTAATTCTTTCGTTCTAGTAGAATGCTGCATTGTTCCAGCAATGTCTGGTTGGAAAAGTTCTGGTCCATTCTCACCGACCATGTAGGTTAGTCCTTTCGACATCGAACCACCGACCTTTCTTCCCATAATACCGGGAATCTGATCCACAGCTTTTTGATAAATTGCCTGCCTTTCTGCCTCCGCTCTATCCTTGTCTTCCTGTGTTGAAACAGAAGCACTAAATCCTCTTCTTCTTTGTTGTGCATTTAAGGATCTTGTGGCACTTCTCTTCACCACAACAGCATCTCTCTCTTCTCTCATATTATCTCTTAATTTCTCAAGTGCTGCCCTCTTTTTCAATACTTCATCTCTAACCTTTTCTTGTTCAGGCGTCAACTGTCCTGGACCCCTACGATTAGAGTTGGGTAATAGATTGCCTTTTTTATCTAAACCAGCTTTGTTTAGTTGTTCATTTAACTGATCATGTGCAGAACTAAAATCTGCTCCACCAGTTCCACCCATACCAAAGAAACCTTCTTCTCTTACCGCATCAACTCCTTCTTTAATAGCAACACCAGCAAGAACAAGACCACCAGCAATCAATGCCGCCTTTGCAAGTATTGGTAACAGAGGCACCATAACACCTAAGAGTGGTGAGAGTAAAGGAAATAGACCCGCAAAAGTACCAACAATACCACCAACAAAACCGATCAAAGGTAAGGCAAGGAAAACACCAATACCTGCAAGAACCCACTTCCAATGTTCTTTGAGTACATCAAATATACCCATCAATTTCTGTTGATTCTCTTCGTCCTGCAACCACGTAAGTGCTGCATTAGCAAGAATTCCAGCACCAACAGTAAGTGCAAAAGATTTAAGTCTGTCAAAAATACCCTGAACGGGTTTCATTACTGCACTAGCAGTCGAAGTAATCTTCTCACTAACTTTATTTCTAGTCTTCTCAAGGAAAGACTCTTCCTTCTTTACTTTCTTTTTCTGCCTCTCTGCACTTTGTTCTTTTGCTTCTTCTTGCTCATTAGAAATTCTATTTGCAAAATCAAGGGCAAGAGCAGATCCAATATCTGTAAGAATATTATTAACTTCCGACAGAGATTCGTTTACTTTTGTTCTATTCTGCTGCTGTAATTTTAATATATTTTTCGTTATCGTTATCTTCTTTTCATTGGTTGCAACTCTATTCTCTAGAGCAACAATATCATCTACTCGATCAACATTAGTCTTAAGTTGATCTGTATCTATATCTAATAACTTACTACTCTGCATCTTTGGAGCAGCAATCGGCGCACTAAAAACTGAGGAAGATATGAGAGACTTCCCAAGTTTCGGTGCTGCTGATCCTAATGGTGAATTAATTGCCACTCTGCTGTTGTGCCTTTAGGTTTTCTTCTTCAATGTGCTGTTTGAGAAGAGTCACATAGACTTCTCTCTCCCATGGCATCATATTTTCTAGTTCTGTTAATGAATATTTATGATGCTGAACCAAAGCAAAGTTAATTTTGTAGTATGACTCAAGATTAGTATGAGCCATACTCAACTGAAAAAAGATGCTAATCCCTCTAAAACTACTTCAGATTCTACCTCTGTGACAGGATTCACTACTTTAAGAGTATGAGATAATTTAGGCATCGTTTCAAAGAATTTTTCAACTTCTTTGAATTGCTTTGTATTCAACTGTTCAATGAACTCATCCAGTTCTTCTTTAGAACAGTCATTTGCTTCCCAACTTTCCTCATCATTATAGATCATATCAATACAAGATGCGAGCATACTCAGAGACTGAGCCACTGCACTGTCAGAATCAACTTCAAAGTTATTCTCAACAAACTGTTTGATTGATGGATATCTCAACTTCATTGAAAGAGTATCATCTAGTTTGATGGTATCTTTATGACCTCTGGTTTTTTTAACCTTAATGTCATCAAGATTGACTACCATTTCAACGGCAGTCTTACCGTCGTCGGGACAGGTGACGCTGACTTCAACACTTTCTCCAACAGATCTAGAACGAACGTTCAAGAAAATGTATTCAATATCAAAAGTAGGAAGTGTATTAATATCTACTCCCTTTGTCAAGACACATTCGCTGAGAATCTCAACAACGGCATCAGTAATTTGCTTACTATCTTCCGACTCAAGTGCTAAAATTAGAATCTTTTCTTCCCTAACAAGAAAAGGTCTGTATTTGATTTTCTTGTTATTAGATGGCAAGACCAACTCATAAGTCGGAGTATTAATCTTTGGTAAAGGCATAACGATTATCAGTTATTAAAAAGGTGTTGCAGCACCACGCTTAAGTATATAGCGGTCATAATTGAAACTTACAGTGACCCTCATCAGATCTGCTGCGCCATATGAAACCGGCATCGGTGAGATTGCTTTGGGGAAAGCATTGATGAATTGATATTGCAATGATCGTCCATAATCTTTTTCAAACTTATGGATATACATCGTATCAATCTTATAGTCATCAGGATATCTGAGTCTTCTGTAAAAACTCTTTTCGGTTTCCTGAACTTCTCCATTTGCACCGCTAGTGATGTAATCCATCCACCCTTCAAATATTTTCAGGAGTGTGTAATCACTAGACAGATAAAATGTAAAATCAATATCAGTGTATAGTCTACTATGTGCAAACTCTTGAGACACACCCATAAAGTTGTCCTTAACATCACCAGTTGCTAGAGCACTAGCAGGCAGTGACGCATCGGCACACATAATACCCATCTTACGAGAGATATAATCTTTGGCATTACTAATACCAGTTTCTCTCAGATACTTAATGATAGATTGGTTGAATCCAGCAAAATGAACCTGATATTGATTAGTTAGAGAAAGATCGCCAAATTCTGCTTTGGCGTCGTCCATCGTAATTCTTTGAACTATCGACACTCTAAATACCTATACGCTTTTATATTATTAAGTATTTAGATGTCATATAAGGGAAAATATAGTCCTTCTTATCCAAAGAAATACAAAGGTGATCCAACAAACATTATATACCGTTCTCTCTGGGAACGCAAGTTTATGGTGTATTGTGACTTGAATGAAAATATCTTACAGTGGGGAAGTGAAGAGATTGCTCTCCCATACCGTTCACCCATTGATAACAAGGTTCATAGATACTTTCCTGATTTCTATATCAAGGTGAGAGAATCGAATGGTTCGATCAAAAAGTATATCATAGAGATCAAACCCAAGAAACAATGTGTGGAACCAAAGGTCAAAAAGAGAAAGACCAAAGGTTACATCTATGAGGTTTATGAATATGCAAAGAACCAGGCAAAGTGGAAAGCGGCAAGAGAGTTCTGTAAAGACAGAATGTGGGAGTTCAAAGTCTTAACCGAAGAGGAGTTAGGTATTAAATGAACCGTATCAGACCGGTCATAGATGAACTAATTGGTATTGAAGATTCTGACAAACTGATGTCTGAAGTTCTTGGTATACTTCAAGATACCGCAGTCATACCTGACATTGGAAAGATATACACCTTTGAATATCGACCAAAAACATCTAACCTACGATATGATGCCAATCCTGTTGTTGCAGTTACTGATTTATTCCGATGGGGATTTCGTGGTATAAACTTTCACTGGGGTGAAGCACGTCAATATACATGGCAAGATGTAGTTGGAACCCTTCACTATGTTGATAATGAAGAACTCAATGATATTCTTGCACTACCAATTCAAAACTTCCGTCTAAATAGTTAGAAATAAGGTCGAAAGAATGCCAGGAAAAAGAGGTAGTGGTGTAAAGAATAGGGGAAATAGGGTAGGCGTAAATGCTAGTACTTCTCAACAGCAAAATGTGAGAGGTAGTGGAGCTAAAAACAACCCGGTGAAGACATCGGTCGTAACACCAGAAGATACGGCACAACCTACTTCATCTCTAAAAGATACAAACACAGGATCATCTACACCTCCTGCAGAACAACCCACACCAGTTTCTACTCCCGAAACTAAAACAACAGAAAAGAAACCACCCGCAAAACCAGTAGCACAAGGTGAATCTGGTGTTCTTAGATATCCAATGGAAGCACTGTCAGATACGACAGATTACTTACAAATAGATATTGTTGAATATAAGAGTGCAAAAGAATTAAGTGGTAGCAATAATAGTATCACTACTGCTGCAGGATCTAGAAGTGTTGCTCAACTTGGCCAATCAAATGCTAGGAAGGGTCTTAAGGGAACAGGACTAGCAACAAAAAGATTGAAAGATAGAGGCACAATTATCTTACAGATGCCATCAAGTATTCAAGATGGCAATTCCGCATCATATGGAGAAAATACCCTGAATACCCTTGTGGGTGCAGCTGCAGGAGCAGTTAAGGAGACGATGGTGAAAGCTGGAGACGCAATCGCTAATGCACAAGATCTTGGTGGTGCAATGACAGGAGCTCTTGATGCTACAAAAGGTGCATTGAGTGGACTTGATAATACTGCTGGACTTTTAGAAGGTGGTAAGACCTTCCTTACAAATAAATTAACTGCATCTGCACTCGGAGCACTTGGTGGCAATGTTTCTGCTGCAGATCTACTTGCAAGATCTACGGGTCAAATGTTCAACCCAAATATGGAGTTGTTATTTAATGGACCTACTCTGAGATCTTTTAGATTCTCATTTAAGTTTACACCAAGAAACGCCAAAGAGGCAGAACAAGTAAGATTAATTATTAGGACTTTCAAGTCTAATATGGCACCAAAAGTAGATCAATCGACTCAGATTTCTGGTAATTCTTTATTCATTAAAACACCGAATGTTTTTGAACTTCGTTATAGAAGAGGCATACAAGATCACCCATTCTTACATAGATTCAAGCAGTGCTTCTTAACCGATGTCTCTGTTAACTACACAGGTGAAGGAGTCTATGCAACATATGATGATTCAACCCCAATCTCAATGCAGATGGATTTATCATTCAAAGAAATTGAACCAGTTTATAACACCGACTACGAAGACAGCGATGTAGGAGTAGGATTCTAATGGCATATTTCAAAGAGTTTCCAATAATCAGATACCCATCTTTCCTGACTGGAAAGAACTCATCACTCGACTACGTTGAGGTTGCAAACTTATTCCGTAGAGTCAAACTCAGAGAGGATATTCAAAAAGATCTCACTCTCTTTGATAAGTATGAAATCCCCGAAGGTTTCAGACCAGACAATGTATCAGAAGAATTGTATGGAAGTGATGAATTGGATTGGGTCGTAATCATCTGTTCCGGAATCACCAACATCAGACACGATTGGCCACTGTCTAATAGTGACATCTATAACTATGCAGAAGCAAAGTATGGTAATGACTTAGCGGATACGAGATTCTTCAAGACTAAAGAAATAAAAGATTCTAGAGGTAGAGTTGTCCTCCCAGCAGGAAAGATTGTTGATGAAACATTCTCATATACATTCTATGACTCTGGTCTTGGAACTAATGTAGTTAAGTCTGGAACTACGGTGAAGAATGGCATATCAAATCTAGCATATGAAATTGATTTGAATGAAAAGAGAAGAACTATATTTGTATTGAAACCAGGTCTACTACAACAGTTCCTCAATGACTTCAGAGACATCATGGTCTATGGTAAGTCATCACAGTTTATTGATGAACGAACAATTCAGACAGAGAATCTGAACATCACAATGCCATAAAAAAAGGACCCGTAAGGGTCCTTTTGAGTATCAGTCCTCTGCCAGTTTGGCGAAGTAGGACAGTGCATCATCCTCATCATCGGATGAAGTATTACTCAGGGTGATGTCAGGATCGTTGAATCCACCGCTGCTAGGTGCAGGAGTAGAAGCACGATTCTGCTGACGGAACTCTTCCTCTTGCTCAACAGTTTCCTGATCTTGGAAACGAGTTGTGCCCTTGTTGCCAAGAACATAGTCAAGACGAGTCTTCAGTTCATCATAAGACTTAAACTGATCAGGAGCAACAAACTCTTCGAGAGAGAATTGCTTCTTCCAGATTCCTTCCATTGCGTCATCGTCGTCCAAGAGTGCGCTCTGTGCAGCGAACTCAGAAGAATCGTAGTTACGATAACCTGCAACGTTCTTTGCCTTCAGTTTGAAGTTGGCACCTTGCCAGAAGTCGAACGGATCGATTGCTTCCTCGTCCTCAAACTCAGGTTGCATAGCAGCAGTCAGTTTGTCAAAGATCTTCTTGCCATACTTGTACAGCATAACCTTGCCTTCGTTCTGAGGATTGGCAGGATCCTTGACAACATAGATGTTGGAAATATAAGTCAGTTTACGCTTCTGCTTACGAGCAGCATCTTTGCCTGCATCGGTGCCGTTGTTCCACAGCAGCGAGTTGTATTCAGACACGGGATCTTTCTGACCCAGAGTGGTCAGAGAGTTCTCGATAAACCATCCACCAGGACCTTGAAATGCGTGACTATACAGTTTCACGAACGGAAGGTCCTCACCGTTCGGAGCAGGCAGGAAACGGATGACGGCATATCCATTGCCGCCTTTATCAACTTCTAGTTTCCAGAGACGGTCGTCACCTGAACCGCCATTGTTGTTCATCTTCTCAACTTCTTTTACAAGTTTCTGAGTAAGAGAACCAAGCTTAGATTGCTTCTTAAGGTCTGCGAAAGACATTAGATACCTCGGATAAATTGGATGTTTGGATTACTTGGATATTATAACGAAGGGAGTCTCACTTGTCAATATGTTCCTTCAGAGCATCGATGGTTTTGTTCATCGAGTCGAAGAAGTGATTGAGATCCATGTGTGGGGGGAACCCCATCATTTGCATAGATCTATTGAGATTTTCCTTCATTTCAACTGCCTCAGGATCATCAGATAATGATACCCGAGTGTACATGATCTTTTGTTTTAGCAATAATTCAGTTAATTGTTCAATGTGCTCCAGTTTTTCTTGACGAGACATAGTGGGAAATCTCATAGCATGGCTATAAATTTCCTCTTGCATACTATTGATTTGTTCTAATTCTTCACGAACTATATCCGATTTGAAAAAACTACCCATTTACTATTTCCCGTAAGATTTTTTTAAACTGGAATACGTCAATATTTATGAATGGTCCATATTTTTTGATTTTTAAACTGACGGTTTCCCACACTGGGTCACTCAACTTCTTATCAAACTTTTCAGAAAAATGGAAAATTTTGTCGAAGATCACGAAGTTTTCTAGCGACAATCTGCCGCTTAGATACTCCTTCAGAATTTTTGGATGACCTTTGGAACAGTCGAACAGAATCTCTAATTCGTTCTCCGATAGCAATTCGCTGCTTTGTTCTTTGAACAAGTAAGTCGAACTCTGTCGTCGTTTCATCCAATCGGCGTACACTCTTTCGCCAGAATTGATAATTTCTCCAATCCATAAGTTTTGTGGGTTGTCAGCGGACGCAAAATTTGATACGAGAAAGTCAACGACTTCTCCATCGCTATATTTTCTAGAAGTTTTTTCAAACCAATACTTATCTTTCCTCTTATTAAAAGACGCTACGGATGCCCTTGTCTTGGCACCATAGCGAAAGAAATCATATTTTGGATTTGTAAAATGATTCTTTAATGAAAGATAATGTTGGTAAGTTTCAAAGGGTGTCACTTTCAGCATCTACTAAATCAATTCCTTCAATACAATCAACTGAAACGTGATTAGTATCGATACGATACCAATGACGCTTTACTCCCAGAGTATCCTCGTAGTAACCAAGATACTCCAGGTCTTCGGACTTATTTTCGCGCAACCATGCCTGAAGGCGATGGTGCATCAGTTCGTCGCGGGAAATCATAGTGGCAACTTTGCCCGTGAAGTTTTCTTCATGAAGTTGAGACGAATGGCGTCCCACTTCAATCGTTCCTTCAGGGGTTTTGAGATCAGTTTCGTTACTGATTCTACCTCAAGATTATTGATCTCGCAATAGTGGCAGATAGCGTCAATGTAATTGAACTGCTCCTCAGCAACAATCTTCTCGATCTCAATTGCAAACTTTGATGGTGTCAAAAATTTACTCGCGATTGCTTTCTCTAGTTCTTTATTTGGTTCCATAGAGTTCCAGTTTATCTTGAACAAATTTTCTAATGTACTCTCCGAGTAACTTGATGTATTTTGCTTTGTCTCGTTCTTCATAAACTACACACTCTCCGTTTTCACAAGCCATAATAATAACAAGTTTTTTGACTGAGATTCCAGTCACTTCATACAGCATACAACCATACGCCATACACTGAACAAAGTAATGCTCAATCCACTCTCGTGGTTTGGGTTTTTTAGATGTTTTGAAATCTATTATCGCTAACTCGCCGTCATACTCGGCAATACAGTCAACTGTGCCAGCAATGCCAAGTTGCTTGCTATACAGAGAACCTTCAAGAGCGTAAATATTATTTATACGCTTTAAGTTAGTCTTAGAAATCTTGAACAGAAAATCCGAAATAGGTCTTACTGTTGGAAGTTCCTCATTCTTCAGATAATGTTCAGTCAGCGTGTGCATATCAGTGCCACGACCTGTTGCCGCTTTCGTGATACGATCTGCTTCTTCATTACCAACTTTCTTACGCCACTTAACAAAGATCTCTTTATTGAAGTGACTAGTGACAGAAGTAATAGAAACTAATTTAAGGAGTTCTTCTTCATCAGGAACTGAGTAATAGCGAACCCCATCGATTGTCTCCCTCTCAAGTTGAGGAAGACTCAAGTCAACATGTTTAAACATTAAAAACCCATTTGAATTTTGGCGATGATGTATTCTTTGACAAGTCCGGAGCGAACAATATCGTCAGTGCCGAACTCAATGATGTCAAATGAAGGCATTGAGCGAATGACCTTCATGAAATCAATGATGCCATTACGTTCGTTGGTCTTTTGTAAATCTGACTGGGTTGCATCACCACAGAAACAGATTCTAGTATTTTCACCAACTCTTGTAATTATACTATCAAGTTCATGAAAATTCAAGTTTTGGAATTCATCCACAATAATGATTGAATTATCCAGTGTGGTTCCACGTAAGAAAGACGTAGACCAGAACTTGATTGTCTCCTGTGACTTCAGGTTGCCATAGAGCATTTCAAAGTCAGCATCACTAGGCATCTGGAACATGTATTTCACCATGTTCTTGTATGGGATCTGATAGATGTCTGCCTTGTCCTCGTGAGTGCCAGGAAGGAATCCAATCTCTCTAGTGGACACCAGAGACCTCACAAGGTACACACGCTCGTATGGCGTGGTTTCATCCAGAACGTCCTGAAGCGCGTTGTAGAGCGTTATAAAGGTCTTTCCGGTGCCTGCACATCCATAAGCAATAATGTGCTTGTCGTCGGCATATGAATCAAATAGTCTTCTTTGATTGTCTGTAAGAGGTTCTACTTCAATCAAATACTCTGAACTTAGCGGTTTCTTCCGCTTCATCTGCTTAGCAGTCAGACCAACTCCAATGGGTTGATCGATGCTACTTCCTCTTTTACGTCTTGCCATACTAGATCTTCTTTACTCTTGAACCGGGTGCTTTCGATGCCTTCGACAGAACGTCATTCCATCCAGGATTTCTAGAGATCAGTTTATTCTGCCAATCTCCAACTTCCTGAGCAGATGCACATCCCTTACTCCAATCCTTGTCCCAATCAGGATTATCTTTACGCCATTGCTCATAATTAGCAATGGTCATATTCAAAGTTTGTTCTTCTCCAGTCTTATTATTCTTTACAGGATATATGGGCATAATGATAGTTTCAATGTGTTGTATTTAGACCCACTCAAGGGCTTCAGCGACAGTAGGAAATTGCTCGATGAATACTTTCTTTGCATCTTCTGCAACTTGCATGTGCTCCTTCTGAGTTCCGTGTGCAGAACGCAGGGAGATATAATGGATCCATGATCTGCATGAGCCCGTCATGTAGATTCTGGTAGGTACGCAGAGTGGAAGCACATTTCTTGCACAC